TCATTTTTCATAGTATTGCCTGAACAATGACTGGAACTGATTGAAATCATAAATTTTTTTTCTTAATCCTTGTCTTTTTGATTTAATACTCCATCTGCGAATTAGGTAATAAACACTGGATTTTGGCAGATTGACAATTGCAGATATTTCTCTGACTGTTTTGTAATCCTCCATTTCTGATTGTTTATTTAATAAACGACCTATTTGTTTTTTTGTCATTATTGTCTTCTGGATTATAATCATCATCTCCACCTAAAACTTTCCACCAAGGCATTCCATATTCTTTTTCAATTTCTTCTTTTGCTTCCTCATTAACAGCAACTTCCCAATCGTGTGTCCATTTGTCAAACATATCGTCAGTAGTATCCATAATTTCATCTATGATGTTATAGATTTTTTCAAATTTTTTATCTTTCATCGTTAATTTTTATTTTTTAATTCCGACTTTTCTTTTCTTTAATGTTTTGAAAATAAAGATTGTCAAACTCCATATCCCATAACTTATATTCGTGATAAAGCTTTTTTAACCATTTCTTTATAATCTTTTCAATTTCGTTATCAGGAAGTCCGAGTTCTGCCTGTAATCTTGCCCATTCCTGTGCTTGGTTAAATAAAGATGTTTTTATAACTTGCCTTTCTTTAGAATAATGAAGTTTTTGAATTTGTTGTTCTTTTCTTTTTGTTGTTTCTTTTACTTGTTCCCAATCAATTTGTTCATTCATTTTTAATTCTTAACGTTAATCTACGACTATTAATTTCCTCTACTAAAGAAAACCAGCATTCAGGACAAAATGTCATCTTATAAGTTTCAAGATCTCCTGCTTTAGAGAGATGAACTTCATAAAAATTTAAATCATCTGGTTCAAGAATTTTATTGCACATATAACACTCATCAACGTTATATTCAAATTCTATATGCATAAAATTTAAGAGTTCTTCGTCTGTAAAATGATTATCTATATCAGGAATTTCTTCTTTTATTTTTCTTAATGCTTCATATTTAGCACTATTTTCTGTATAAGCATAAACATTAAATTTACCTTCTAAATCTGTTTCTGGATAATCCCTTTTTATTTTGTATGTCACAGAATACTTTTTAATCATTTTTAATGTTTAATGTTTAATGAAGACTTCGTAAAATATAACAAGTAAACCAAGAATAATGAACGATATTTGTAAAATTAGTATTCTCTTTGGCATTAGCAGAATGGAGTTCCGAATATCTCCAAACAGCGACCGATAACATAAGGAAGGAAATAAACGAAAACTCCGATAAGTGCGACTGTGATGATATAGAATACAATTTCTGTTTTATCCATCTTTAATGTTTAATTTTTTAATTATCGACCTTTTCAATTTTTCAATTACATTATATCTCAATTTTTTAATTTGTCAAGTTTTTCAAGAAGTTCAAAAATATAAGAAAATAAAGGAGTTTTTAATTTAAATTCACAAGTTTTCAACATTTTGAAACTTGACTTTTGAAAATTTTTGAGATATAATTATTTCATAATCGCGCGGGCGGAGATGCGGTTTCTTGTCGCTCCCTCCGCTTTTCGCTTAAAAAGGGGACGACAATTAAATAATAGGCCGGGGGAAAGAAAGGGGCGCCCGTCCCAACCAATCATTTGGCACACTACATTATTCCCGGCCGGCGCCCTTTTCTTTTATCCCGAGAATAAAAAAATGAAAAAGGAAAAAAGAGGATTTTTTGCCATCATTCCATCGGTCGCATTAAAAGATAAAAGACTAACATCAACGGATAAACTTATATTGGCGGAAATATACGGACTTATAAATGATGAAGGGTGGTGTTATCCAAGCAACAAACACTTTGCGGAAATGTTTGAAATTTCTGAAAGACAAGTAATAAGATGTTTGGAACATATTAAAGAACTCGGTTATATAAATTTTTTTTATACCAATGAAGGCTTTAGAATTATTTATGTTAGCCTTTCTATGTTTCAGGAGAACATACAAGAAAGTTTTAACAAAATGAAAAGTAGTGTATCGGGGAAAGACGAAAGCATCATAAAAAGGATAAAAGGAAAAAAACTCATTTCAAAAGAAGAATGGGTTAAAAAAATAAAAGAAGGAAAGGAGAAAAAGGGGAAAAATGATATGACAAAAAGTTCAAAGAGATATGACACAAATGTCATACAGGGATATGACATAGATGTCAAACCCCCGTATGACATAGATGTCAATAGAGAAATAACAATAAAAGAAATAACAAATAAAGAATTAACAATAAAGAATAAAGAAAAAAATTTTTCAAATTCTTTTTCTCATAAAGGGAAAGAACATTCTTTTACAAACAAACAACCGATAGCGAATGAAAATACTGGAAAAGAAGGTTCTGTGCCTATAAGATATGAAATGAGAACAAGCCATTCAGGATTTAGCCATTTTGGGGGCATAAATAAAGGCAAAAAGAGATGTTCCAATTGCAGGGAAGAATTTGACGAAAAGGAGTTAGAACAATTGGATAAATGGAATTCTGCCTTAAAAAAAATAATGGTTTGTAAAACTTGCAAATTTAAGGAAAATGTGGTAGAATTAAAGAAACTGGCCTTGGGAAAATAAATGGAAAGGGAAATTGATAAATACTATCCAATACTTTTTAGGGAACAATTAGACGAAAATTCAAAACTTTACAGGGCAATCAATTTGCCGCCAATCAATCAGGAATTTTCAATGGCAGGACAACAAATAGGTTTCAAATGTTTAGTTTGCTTTCAGGATGTTCCCCTAACCAACTTTATAGAAATGTCAGGGGGTAAAAAAATATGTCAAGATTGTTGGAAATGGAGAAGAGAGATGATAAAAAAGTTTCAAAATCAGAAGTCAGAAATTTTTAAAAAAAATGATAAAATAGAGGAAATAAGTGATTTGGATTTAAAATATTGATAACAAAGAATTTTCAACGAAAATGTCAAACCCAAAAACATTAAAACCATTTAAGAAAGGACAATCAGGAAATCCTAAAGGAAGACCAAAAGGAATTCCAAATTATATGACGATATTTTTAACTGCGGCAAAAGAAATTGTTAAACTAAAGAAATTAGGAAAAGAACCAGATGATTTTTTAAAAGCATTATTAGTGGGAGCAGGGAAAAAAGCATTAAAAGGAAATTATTCATTTTATAAAGACATTATGGATAGGTTATATGGACAAGCAAAACAAACAATTGAAACAGAGGAAAAAAAGATTTTAGTTTTAACAGATGAAGAAGAAGAACAGAAATAACAAAAAAATGGAATGGGAGAATTATTCTGTCTTGATTTTGCCAAAAAAAATTTGTAAAGAAATTCAAAGATTAGGAGATTTTGTCCCGTATTATTTATATGATGGTCCTTATAATGATTTTCTGTGGAATGGTATATATGTGATGGAAAGGCTTGAAGAGGGGGAAATAGGAATTATAGGAAAAGTAAGAATTGTGGTTAAAAAGTAAAATTCAGAAAAAAGCGAAGATGAAGATGAGGAAGAAAATGAAAAAGAAGAAAAGAAATGAAACACTTGAAGAACTTTTAGAAGAAAATAGGTTTAGAAAGAAATTTATTAACATTTTAGATTTTAATTTGTTTTTATTGAGGGAAATATGTTCTTCTATGAAAGTTATAAAAACATTAGAAAAATTAAAGGAAAAATTAGAGAATTATTCAATTGTTAAAACGGCAACTGAAACATTAATGATGGAAAAAGATTTGGCAAAAACAAAAAAAATTAATGATTAATGAAAAAACAATTAAAGTTTGGACAGATGGAGGTTCAAGTGGAAATCCTGGCAAAGGAGCAGTTGCTTTCATTATAGAATGGGATAATCAAAGAATTTTGTCTGCTATGACATTAAAAGAAGAAGTTACCAGCAATGAGGCTGAATACAAAGCATTATTAGGAGTTTTGATTTGGCTTTTGCAGTATCCTTATATTGAAATTTATCAATATCATTTAATCGTTTATAGTGATAGTCAATTAGTTGTCAATCAAGTAAGTGGGCTTTGGAACGTTAATGAAAAAAAGTTTAAAAACTGGTTGGAAAAATTAAGAAGCTTATTGTCTAAATTTCAATCTTGGGAAATTCAATGGATACCAAGAGAAGAAAATAAAGTTTGTGATGATTTAATAAAGCTTGTGCTCTACAAAAAAACTTAAAACTAAACTTCGTGCTCTTTATATTTTTAAGTTTAACATTTTTGAAAACATAAAACTTTTTAAACTTTATTTTTTTTCTTTTTTTTCAACCCATTAATTCTGGACTCTGAGAATAAACTTATTTGTTTTCGTTTGTTCTGTGCTGAAAATGTTTATTCCCAGAGCTCAGATTCAACGGGTTGAAAAATATATTCTCAAAATTTAACTTTTATAAACAATTTAAAATGCATCAAGGACTTGACAAAAGAGAAAAAGTGAGGTATAATATCTGATAGAGTTTTAGAGTACAACCTCTATAGAGGTAATTGGGGATGGGATGTTTATTCCCGTCGCCCGTCATCAATTGTAGCGGGTTGGCAGTCAGGTAAAATTTCATTTCTATTCCTCCACTACACGTCGGAATAGAAACTACTTCCTGAACTGCAATTGTATTATACACAATCAAAATTTAAATGTCAAGTCTTTGATTGTGGAAAAGTCCGTGAATAAAATCACGGGCTTTTTTATTTTATAGAAAAAATGTTATAATCAAAATGAAATGGAGAAAATAAATTTTTTTAAATTAGCAAACTTTACTCCTAAACAGAAACTATTCTTGGAATTCACAAAAAACTATCGCTATACCTTATATGCTGGAGTTTTGGGTTCTGGCAAGTCATACAGCTTGAGATGGATAATTCTTTATTGGCTTTTATATTGGGGAGCAAAAGGATATAAAGGGGTGCAGGCAGGTTTATTCTGTAGAACCTATCCAGAATTAAACGACAGGCATCTCAAAAGAATTAAAACAGAATTCCCCGAATGGTTTGGAACTTATTATGAGCAGAAAAGTGAATTCCATCTATCACAAGATTATGGTGGAGGAATTTTAATGTTTAGAAACCTTGATGAACCAGAAAAGTATTTCTCATCTGAATGGGCTATTGTCGGAGTAGATGAAATCACGCAAATACCAAAAGAGACATTTGACATTTTGCTTCAGAGAAACAGGTGGCCAGACTTGGAAAATCCAAAATTCTTGGCAGTATCAAATCCATTGGGGGAATTTGCTAATTGGGTAAGAGAATTCTTTGTGGAAAAGACATCAAAGGACGAAAGATGTAAAGAAGCAGGATATTTAAAAGCAGAAATAGGGGACAATCCATATTTGCCAGAAAACTATTACGAGGAATTATCAAAGGGAATGGACGAACCAATGAAAAAGGCTTTGCTTCAAGGTAATTGGTATTCTTTAGAGGGAATTATAGACGAAAAAGGATATTTGCCATTATTAACATCATCGCAACTTCAAAACTCAATTATAGATGTTGACATTCAAAATTTTCATAAACCAGTTATAGGAATAGACCCAGCAGCAGGAGGAGATGAAACGGCAATAGTTTTAAGAGATAATTTTGTAGCAAAAATTCTTTTCAATAAAAGACTTACAGACACAATGCAGATATTGCCACTCTTGAGCGATTATATTGTAAAATATCAGCCATCGGCAATTGTCGTAGATATCACAGGAATAGGCAAAGGAATTTATGACAGATTAAATGAAATAGGTTTATATCAAGAACTTCACGGCATACAATTCGGACAAAAATCAAATTATCCCGAAAGATTTTTCAATAAAAAGGCTGAATTATATTGGAAAATGAGGGAATGGATACTAACAAGCGGAAAACTCTTGAAAGACGATGCTTGGAATGAGATTTTAACTTTACGATATAAGGAACATTCGGACAGGGTGATAAAATTTCAATCAAAGGAAGATTTATTTAAAAAGGGTATAAAATCTCCAAATGTGGCTGATGCTTTGGCTTTGACATTTTCTGTTGACTTATCCACAATGATAGAACTTGACAAAATGCGGGAATTTATGATAGAATAAGGCTGAAAACCATTTATGGAGAGTGAGAAACTTGATTTAATAAAAAATGAAATCTTGCAACTTCTGAAACAGATTTACAAAGAGGAACTCATACTAAAAGAAGCCAAGATTGATTTAAGGGGTATAAATCTGATTTTTGATTGTCAGACAAAAGAAGCAAAGGCAAAGATATTAGGTAAACAGGGAAAACATATTAAATTGGTGAGGAGAATTGTTAAACTTTTTGGTTTTATGAACTACAAAGCGAATATTAACATTTTCCTTGTTCCAGATGTTGAAAGACTTCAGCAATCTGCTGGTGGCAAAAATAAATAAAAAAGATTTGCTTTTAAACAGACCAGAAGCACTAAAAGAATTTGAGGCAGATGGGAAAAGGTTTTATGTTCTAAAAGAGGAATGGTTCTACGATTTTAAAAGAATTTTGGCACAAAGAATTTTACAGCAGGCATACGAACAAAAATACTACATCTATTCGGAAATTGTTTATAGAGAAACCGCAGATGGTTTATACGCAGTGGCATTGGTTCACCCAAGATGGATTGGCAAATTGAAATGGTTATTAGGGCTTCCAAACATTACTCCAGAAGAATTTAAACAAAGAGCCATTCAAAAAATAAGAGAATACGAATTCAAACCAATCTATGTCGAAGAATTTAAAGAACTAAACAATGGAAAACAAACTTGAACTTTCTTTAAAGGACTTGACAGAATGGAAAGATAAAGAAATTTTGGAAGACATAACAGAAAAATTCAATGACAGCCAGCAGGAGTTAAGAACAAAAAAGACCTATTGGACTGAATATATAAAACTTTACCTCAATCAGGAAAGAAAAAAGATTGGTGATTTATTAGTTGGTTCTAATCTTTTATTTACGCAGTTCCACGAAATTTATTCTTCAATTGATAACGATGAAATGAGGGTTGAATTTAAGGCAAGAATGCCAAAAGACGAGGAAAAGGTTGTTTATACAAACGCAGTTGCCAAGTTTGATTTTGATGAAATGAATATGTTATCAATACAAAGGGAACTCAATTGGAATACGATATTCTTCGGAACAGGACTTTTAGATGTTTCACAATACGATACAAAAAGAAAAGTTGTTTTGCCATCGGTCCAATCTCCATTTACTTTTTTCATTGACAAATACGCAGATACGATTGATGATGCAAGATATGCGGGAAGGTATATTTACAAGACTTATTACGAGCTTATAAATGATAGCAGACTTGACCCCGTAATGGTTAAAAAGATTGTTGGAGCAAGTTATCCTTCCTCAATGGAAAAGACCGTATTAGAAAGAAAAGCAAAAAATATCCTTCTTGAAGGACTTTACACACAAGAACCAATCCATTCACAATCCTATTTGGAACTCCTTGAATGGTATATGTATGCTAACGGGAAATTATGGGTTATATGGACTGACAATAAAATTTCAACCATTTTAGGCTTTCAAAAAGTTGGTTATAAAGACAAGGGAAATGGAGAAAGCAAAATTCCTTTCGTAGTTTATTATTATCAAAAAACCCCATTCGGCTTTTGGGGTATTGGACTTCCTGATATTTTAGAAAATTCCCACAGGATTTTGGTTTATCTTTCAAACTTAATGCTTCAAGGGGTAAGAATAGACGCAACACCACAATTCCTAATCAATCTCCAAGCAGTTCTAAATCCGAAAGACCTAATGACAAGAGAAATAAATAAGATTGTTTTCACAAAAGTTCCTCCTCAAGGGCAAATAGCACCATTTCCCAAAACACAGGCAGTTTCTAATGATGTTTTGGCATATTATCAAACAATTGTCAATGAAGCATTAGGAGCATCAGGAAGCCAAAGAATTTTAAGAGGTTCATTGGCATCAGTTAAAAAGACAGCCACAGAAATAGCAATGGCAAAAGCAAAACAGGATATGCTGATGTCAAGTATAATGAGAAACATCGTGTCAGGAGAAAAAGATTTTTGGTATAGATGGCTTAAAAGACATCAAAGATTTATGAAGGAAAATGATTACAAACTTGTGGAAATGATTGGTTCTTACGGGGCAAGCAAATTTGTGGAAGTTATTAAAAGACAATTTATTCCAGAAGTTGACCCATCAATTGAAGTAGTTTCATCTTTAGTAGCAGAACCTCAAAAAGTTGTCAGAAGAAGGGATTTGGCAGAAACAATACCAATTTTGGCACAATCAGGCGGAAATGTAAAATATGCGGTTAGAAATCTTTTAAGAGATATGGACTTTACACCAGAACAAATTGACTTATTATTACCACCATCACCACACCAATTAAAGGCAAGACAGGAAAATGAATATCTAAAAGAAGGAGTTTGGATAGATATTGACGAGAACGATAACGATATAGAACACCTTGAGGAACATTACAAAGTTACCGAGAATGATGTTGTAAAATTACACATAGAGGCACACTTAATGAACTTTATGAGAAAACAACAACAGCAAGCAGGAGTAAACCCATTACAACAATCATTACAACAGCCAGAAATGCAACAGCCAGAAGAAGCTCAAAAAGAATTAACACAAGAAGTTCCACAAGAAGCAACTCAATCAATGGTCGGACAATTAATGCCACAAACAACAAGTGAAGTAAAATGAGCAAGAAATTAAGAGTTCCGCCAAAAACAAAAAGTAGGGGAAAGAAGTTATTGTCGCAAGAAGGAGGATTTGCTTCAAAGGTGAGACCATTGAGAAAAAAAAGACAAAAACATAGAAAGAGAAATTGAAAATTTATTAACGCAATCTTGGTCGTAATTTAAACAAAATAAATCAATGCCATTAAGTAAAAAAGGCAAAGAATTACTCAAAAAGTTTCAGGAACAATACGGAAAAGAGGAAGGAAAGAAATTTTTCTATGCTTCAGTTGTTAAGGGGAATATCCCGCATAAAGAAGTCGCAAAAGGAAAGGGCAGTGGAAAATTAGAAAAAGCAATACGCACACACAAAAAACGAAAAAAATAATGGAAGGACAAAAATTGATTAAAATTAAACAAGCATCCGAAATGTTGGGAGTTTCAGAAAACACTTTAAGAAGTTGGGCAAAAAGAGGAGTTTTAAGAGCGTTTCAAATACGGAAGGGCTTACATAGAAGATTTAGGGCAGAAGATATTGAAAAATTAAAAAGAGAATTCGGTATCTAATTTTAAATTGAGATATTTAAATAATGGAAGAAAAAGTTTTACTTGAAGAATACTTTGGAAAGCAGTTAAGGGAATATCTTGCTGAAAATTCAGAAAAAGCACAAGAACTTTATTTGAGATTGAAATCATTGTCAGTATCAGAAGAATGGAGGGTTTTTCAGAAAATCATTGAGGACACAAGGGAAAGGGTTATTCAAAATTTTGAGAATTCGCCAACGCAATTGGAAACATTGATTGCCTATAAAGAAAGCCTATCAGCCCTTGATTTTTTAAAGAATTTACCCGAAAATCTTATCAAAGTTATTGAGTTAGAATTTACAAACTTGACAAGGTCGTAATTAAGTTGTATAATATGGGGAAAATGGCAAAGAAAAAAGAGGAAACAATTAAACAAGAAACATCAGAAACATCAGGCACACAAGAAATAAAGATGATTGTTGATCCTGACATTAGGGTTGTTTATCCCAATATCAGGGGTGGAATTTGCGAATTCTGTGGAGTTCCCGCAAAGGAATGCAAGCATTATAAAGATGTTTTCTACAACAATCAGTTTCATTGTCTTTGCGGAGGAAACAGGTCTCAATCCACTTTCAACCAGTCAATCTACAAGTATGTTGAGGAATGGAAGGCTTGGATATGTAATTCAGAGGGTTGCAGGAAACAGGTTGAATTGAGAGGTGGATATACAAAGCCAGAAATTTTACAATTTTATGTTTAATAGTCGTTAATTACTTTCCTTTCCTGTCTGCTCCCGGGCAGGAGAGCGTAAAACAATGGGCGAAGAACAAATAAAATCAGAAGAATTGGTCCAAGAGGAACAGGTTCAGGAAGAACCAAAACAAACAGAGGAAGGTCCTGCTGTCAAGATTTTGAGGCAGAAATTAGAGCAGGAAATCAAAACAAAAAAACAATTAGAAGAAGAACTTGCAAAAGCAAGGGAACTTCTAAATGTTTCCGATATTGGAAGTCTGATGAGCAAGGTTGAAAGATTGGAACTTGAAAACATTGTCACTAAAAAGTATCCAGAACTATCAGACGAAATTGAGAATATTTCTCAATTTAGAAGAACAGGTGAAACAATTGAGGATACGATTTTGAGATATATCGGTAAAAAGACAATTGAAAACAAACCATCTCAAACAGGATTTTCTTTGGGTTCGAATAAATTAACTTCTGCTCCATCAGAACCCAAAGGAGAGGCTATGACTAAAGAACAAGCAGAACAGGTATTTAAAAAACTTTACTATCAAGAGGAATAGTTCAGATTGGTGATACAGGTTATCGGGTTGCTGATGGTAATGTCGCAAAATGGCTACTACAACTACTTCTAATCTTGAGGCATCCCAAAAAGCCTTGGGAATTTACTATGACAAAGTTGTTATAGAATCCCTTCAGCCAAACCTCTATTTTGAGCAATTTGGAACTGTAGAGGGAGTTCCACAAGGCAATTACACCTCAAGATTTTTCACATTTAACCAAATCGCAACTTCTTCTGTATCTACTCTTACAGAAGGAACGCCACCAACTGGTATTGCAGTTTCTGTCAATGCCGTTGATACAACCCCAACTCAATACGGGGTTAATGTTGAATTAACAGATTTAGTCGCTTTAACTGCTGTTTTTGATTTAGTCAATACAACTCTTAACGAAGTTGGAAAGGCAATGGCAAGAAAGATTGACCAAGTTATCCAAACAGTTGTTAATGCTGGTTCTAATGTTATTTACGCAGGAGGTAAGGCATCAAGAGCTGCTTTAGCTGCTGGAGATTTATTTGACGCTGGCTTAATAAGGCAAGCTGCTGGTAAATTAAGAAAAAATTCCGCTCCTGAATTTACACAAAGAGGAGGCGGATTTGCCGCTATTACAACTCCAGATGTAGTTTATGATTTAAAATCTAATACTTCTGTAGGTCAATGGATTGATATGCATAAGTATGCTATGCCTGAAAATATCTTTAATGGTGAAGTTGGTTCAATTGATAATGTTAGGATTGTTCAATCTCCTAATGTATCAACATTCTCTTCAACAGTAACAGTTCATCCTACAACTTTTATTGCTGCTGATGCTTACAGAATTTCTTATTGGTTGGCTTCAAAAGTAAATACCTATGTTCTTCCTCCTGAAAGCAATCTTTCTGTTTCCAACCCATTAGGGCAGAAGGGTTCAGTTGGTGCTAAAACCAATATGGGGGTAGCAAGAACACAGGAAGAAAGACTTGTTAGGGTAGAAAGTGCGGCAACCAATCTATAATCTTGTGGGGGCTGGTAATTAGCCAGTCCCCTTTTATGGTCATAATTAACTCTTTTTATCTAAAATGGCTTTAAGAAGACCACTCAAAACGCAAAATTTAGTCCCATCTGCAGCAAGAAATGCGAGTGGAGATAGTGGAGCAATTGTTATCAATGATATGGATATGTCAAATGTTTTAATAAAATTGAGTGTTTCTGCTGCTTCTGGAACTTCTCCAACTTTAGATGTTTATTTCCAGCAATCTTTAGATGGTGGTTCTAACTTTGTGGATATTGCTCATTTCCCGCAAGTTACAGGAACATTGACAAATCCTCACTATCTTAACCTCTCTGTAGGAGCTGATAATTCTATAAAATCAGGAGTTGGCGATGGAACAATTGCTGCTAACTCTCTTGGGACTTCTCTTGTTTCTAATGTTTGGAGAGTTAAATGGGTAATAGGAGGAACTTCTCCTTCCTTCACTTTTGCTGTTGATGCTTATTATGCTTAATCCTTTGGGATAAGATGGGGTTGCCCCCTGTCTTATCCACACATTAAAACTTATCAATATGACCTTACAAAAAATCTTTGACAAAACAAGGAGATTAACAAATACAACTACGACAACATTGACAGATGCAAGGCTTTTAGATTTATCAAACGAAACTTATCTTGACATTCAAAGAAGGTTGGCACAGGAAGAGATAGAGATTTTCGGGACAATTAAAAAAACTGATTTAGTAGCAAATCAATCAAACTATCAATTGCCAACTGATATGCTGACAATTTTGAGAATGGAAGTAAACTATGATGATCCTACGGACAATACGAAATGGGTTAAAGTCAATCAAACTGATTTAGGAAATCTTCCTTTTGAGTTCTACAATCTTTTGAAATCTCAATCAAAATCAAGACCTTTGATGGACTTATTCGCTTCACAAATTTTTATTTTTCCACAACCAACAACAAACCAAACAAACGGGATAAGACTTTGGTATATCCCTAAACAATCAGAATTTACAACTACATCAGACCAAATACCAGCAATTTTAGATAATTATTGGGAAGTTTTCGCTTATGGAAATTCATTTAGATATTTTGAGGAAGTGGGGCATCCTAACGCAAACAGGAAATTAGAATTGTATGAGACTTTTATGGAAAAAATGATTTCAGACCTCAAAACAGAGGTAATAGAACCTATAAAAACCCAGCAAGTCGATTACTTTAATCAAGGGTTTTTGTGATAAAAAATGGCTTATGATCCAGTGAAAAATTTTTGTAGAGTAAATGTAAATCAAGGCTATGATAGTTCTGCTACTACTATTCAATTGGCTTTAGGAGAGGGAAATAAATTGCCAGACCCCGCAACAGAGGGACAATACAATTTGGTATGGTGGAATGCTACCGATTATTCAGACCCAACAGATGACCCATATAAAGAAATCGTTAGAGTATCCTCAAAATCAGGAGACCAAATAACAATCTCAAGGGGGCAGGAAGGAACAACAGCACAAAACCACAATTTATCAGGAAAATCTTACAAGATGATGCTGACATTGACAAAGAAAACTTATGAGGATTTACAAACGATTGAGGTTTATAAAGACGCAACATTTATAGGACAAAGAGCAAGATTAAATTTTCAAAACTTTACTGATATAAACGATGATGCAAGCAATCAAAGAATAAATCTAAATTTTGCTAACTTGAGAATAGAAGATAGATTTGGAGATGGGAGCGATGGAGACTTAATAATTTCAACAGGAACAACAACTTTAGATTTTCAAAATCAAAACTTTTTAATTAAAAAATATAAAAATTTATCCATTACTGGAAATGCAACTTTATCTTTTGTTAATCCTCACGATAATGGGAGCGTAGCAATCATTTATATTGCTGATACGGCAACAATTACAAGTTCAGTAGTGGCTATAGATTTAAGCGGCGTGGGGGCAAAAGGCGGTGTAGGAGCATCTGCGAGTGGATACGATACTTTTCAGATAGGGTGGAATGATTTTTATAAAGCAACCGCTGGGGCAGGAGGAACAACATCCCCAGCAACTGGAGGAACTGGAATAGAGAGTTTTGTAAATAATAATTTGGGTTTTAGATTTTTGAAAAAATATGTTTTGTCAGTAGGTTCTGGAGGAGGTGCTGGTGCTTCAAATCAATCTGGAGCAACTCAGGGTGATGGAGGGCGAGGGAGTGGTGGAATTATTCTTTTTGCGAGAAAATTAAGTTTTAATTCTACGATTAATGCAAATGGATTAAACGGAACAAATGCATCTGTTCCTTCTGGTGCTTATTATGCTGGCGGTGGCGGAGGAGGCGGTGGTGGTTTTGTTGTTATTTATTCCCAACAAATAATCAATTTGACAGGAACAATACAAGCGAAAGGAGGTAATGGAGGCAATGGAGCACAAGGAGACAATACTACTCCTACCCCTACCTATTATGGAGGTGGCGGTGGTGCTTGTGCTGGAAATGGGGGAGCAAATGGTTTAAGCATAATTCCTTCTGGTTTTTCATTAACAACCAATGTCTCTGCTGGTTCATCAGGGACAGGCACTAATAGAACTACTGGTGGTCAGGGAGGCGGAGGAGGATATATTTTGATTACTACGATTTAAAACAATGCTTATATCAATTTCAGCACAACCATTAGGAGGAAGTTATAAAGATAGTTCATTCAGAAAGAATGTTATTACAACTAATTGGATTGAAGAAACAAAACCATCAACGACTTGGCAAGAGGAAGTTTTAAATTGGTGGGATACAATAACAACGGAAAATATAGAGAATTTATTAACAGAAGCAAATGACAATTTAATTACAGAACAGCAAACAAACTTGACTTGGTCGGACGATTTAATAAAACCATCAACCGTTTGGCAAGATGCCTAAAATATCACAATTACAATCATATACAAACCCACAGGATAGTGATATTCAGCCAATTGTAGATACGACAAATACAACAACCAAGAAAATTACTTGGAGTTCCATTAAATCTGCCTTAAAAGGTTATTTTGATACTTTATATGGAAATGTTTTTGGCCCAGCATCTTCGGGAAACAATAACATTGTTTTATTCAATGGCACAACGGGAAAGGTTATAAAAGATAGCGGGAAATCATTGCCAACGGGAAATATAATAGGAGATACAGATATTCAAACTCTTTCAAATAAAAGAATTTTCCCACGGCAATCAACAGCAACTTCTCCAACCTCAATTACTCCCGATAAATCTCAATTTGATGAGTATTATGTGACCGCTTTGGCAAATGCGATAACAATTAATAATGAAGCAACTCCTTCTGTGGGAGATATTTTTATAATTTACATAACTGATAACGGAACAGCACAAACAATATCTTGGGGAACTCATTATGTTGGTTTAGGATTATCACTGCCAACTTCTACAACTGCTAATAAAACAATGGAAATTATTATCAAGTATGTTGGGTCGGCAAAATCATTAGTTAGTTATACAAATCAAGTATAATGTGGCTGACTGGTTGGAATTACAGGAAAAAAGTAACAATATCAGGAAGTTCTGGTGCTGGAACAAATTATCAGGTTTTATTGAAAGTTGGTGAAAGTTCAGGATCAACAGGAGCAGATTTTCATTTAGAAGGATTAGCAGATGCTTTCCCTTCTGGAAAAAACCAATCAGGAGATTTACGGCTAACATCAAGCGATGGTTCAACATTATTGGATTTTTGGGTAGAAAAAGTCACGGGAACAGCACCAAACAGGATTGCTTATGTTTGGGCTAAAGTTTTGGAGGATTTGGGAACTAACAAGGATATTTATTCTTATTTTGGTGGAGGGGCGAGTGCTCCAAATGTAAGCAACATTAAAAATACATTCTTGGTTGGAGATGATTTTGATGATAATTCAATAGATACAAACATTTGGACTGAAACAGACCCCACCAACAGGATTACAGAAACGAATAGCAGGCTTGAAATGTATAATCCTCACACAACAAATGAAAGCGAATATGGAAGATTTCTAAAATCTTTAACTAGTGTTAATGCGAATATTTTTGAAATAGTTGGATTTATAGATTGGACTAATCCAACAACAAATGAAGCTTTGGGTGGTATTTACGCTTATTTTTCAAATGGTAATGTGGTTAGATTAATTTGTAGGTCTTCGACATCTGGGTCATTAAGGGTTTCTATCGTTCAGGGAGGAACAAGTGTTTATAATTTTGAATCATCTATTTCCAAAGGAAGATTGGTAAAAATAACTTATAATTTCTCAAATAACGAAATAAAGGCTTTCTATGATAATAATGGAACTTGGACGCAGTTAGGAACAACACAGACTTTTAACCTTGGAACTACTGGATATGTTTATTTGACATCATTTGATTTAACTACTTTTGATGGTGCTAATACAATTATCATAGACGATATAAGGGCAAGGAAAATTGTTTCCCCCGAACCATCGTTTTCAAGCGCAGGACCATTGGAAGTATTTACTGGAACTCGTCGCAGATTATTGCTTTCAACCTACTGATGGAACAGGAACTTATCAAATTAGGCTTACAAGGTGGAGTGGCAATATCAACTTTAGTGGCTTTATATTTTTTCTTATCAAAGGTTGCTGAAATTGTAAAAAATAGAAATGGAGGAGATTTAAGTAAGAAAATTCAAGAAATTGAAGAAAATCATTTGAAATCATTGGAGAAAAGGATAGAAAGATTGGAAGATATTATTATTGAATTATCAGAAAGAGTTAGTAAATTGGAAGCAAAAATTAATGGAAAACAAACATAACAATGGCAGAGGAAATAAAACAAAAAACAACATTAGATGAAGTTAAACAGAGAGGAGGACTTGCTTTTCCTTTGGATTATGAGGATTTATCAGTTTTAGACAGCACTTATATTGGAGCTTATATAGTGACATTATCAAGTGGTTCAGCAGTTATTTATGACCCAAGAGTGAAAACAACATCGGTGGTAATAGCAACGCACAGAGATTTTACAGGAGTAAATGTTGGACTTTTGAAGGCATATACTGATAATGGAGTAATTTATGTTCAATCTACTACCACAGATGATAATAGTCAGATTAACTGCCTTGTAAAATACTGATGCCAAAATCAAGGAAAAAAACAACAAAATCAGAGTTCGGAATATTAGTTTTAGATAATTTTAGTAAATCAAGTTTTGTGAAAAGAGAAGTTTCTTTTGACAGCGATTTATTACACAGATTAGTTTTATCACCAACTTATCTTTTTAAATTTGCGGATAATTCTTCCTTTCTTGATTATGGAGATAAGCCTTATCCTCTTTTATCTCATTTGCCATCAACAACAATCAATCTAACAACAGGAAGCGGATATCCAACAGCCTATATGACACCATCTAATGCCAACGACAGCAGGATAATTTACATTGCCACTTCAACGGGAAAGGTTTATGCCTTGTCACAAACAGCAATAGCAAGAGACTTCGGACAGCCAGCAACATTGACAACTTCACAAAACGAAACAACATTAGCAAAATTTATTGGTAAAATTTTCTTTATAAATCCATCGCAGACAAACATTTATTCAATTTCAGAAACATCAACAGGAACAACTTGGGATACCACAAGCGGTTTTGTTTCTCCAAAATTTGGTTTAACTTTCAATGTTTATTTCTATGTGGCAGACAAATCGGCAAGCGGAAATGCTTACAGAAATTTGATAAAAGTTTATAATACTTCTCTTTCGCAAATAGGAAGTTTAGACATCGGGCAAAACAAGGACATTCAGGACATTGTCAATAACAACAATAGGTTTTTAATGGTAATTGCTAACGATGCTAATGTTTTCACAGAGCAGTATATGTTTTTATGGGACGGCTCTTATCAAAACAGACCATTCCACATTATCAGATTGCCAGGGATTTATTCAGGAAGTATAGTTTATGGCGGAGCATTCTTTATTTTTGTAAGATATGGGAATTCAACTTATATTTATGAACTTGCTGGTTATGCCTTGAGATTGATTGATATTTTACCAAACATAGTAATCAACGAAACATTTCTGCCACAATATAGGATAACTTCCTATGGAAACTTCATAATCTTTCCTGCGGTGATAAAAGATTTAAATATCAATTGTTTAATCCTTTATAACATCTTTGAGAAAGAAACAATGGCTTTGTATGCTTCAGACTTAACAACCACAATTTACGGGGTTTGGAGCGTGTTAGACCTTGCAAAAAACTTCAGAGTGTTTTATAATTCAAGTGAAGCAGATAAAATTTATCATAGGCTGGTTTTGCCGAATGAGGGAATGAACTCTTATGAAACAAATCAGGGAACAAATAGTTTTTCGCAGATATCAGTGCCAAGTTATTACAGCAACATCATCAATTTTTTCAAAAGAATTATGATAAATAGGGTAGATGTTTTTTATGGCAACAAGCCAACGGGGACAAATAAAATTGACATTCTTTTAAGAGCCATAGATGAATACCAAGGACAAACAACATTTAATGAACAAACGCTTACGATTGATAGCAATAAGATGGACAATTATCACATTTTTGATGCTATTGGGCTTATTGGCAATAGACTTGAAATCAAGGCTTCCATTAACACAGATGGTTCTTTCAGGGGGGGACTTAAACGGGTCATCATTTACTACTCACCACTTACATAAAATGCCACAAATACAATCAAAAATACAACCAACTATAAGAACGCAGCCAACTACTACAACGCCGCCAGCTAAAGGAGCTACTCCTGTAACATCACAGCAGGGAATTTTAGGAACTTTACAAAATACACTATTAGGATTTTTCAAGGGTATTTATAATTTTTTGACATCGTATGCTTCTAAATCTCAAACTGCTTCTTTTTTTGATGTTCAAAAATTTGGCACAGGAACTACTCCAACACAGCCAAAAACAGAAAAAACAACGCCAACTGGAGTTTTTAGTCCAATAGCTGGCAAACAATTTTCCCCCAAAATTGTGCCAATTATTTCTTCTGTAGAGGAACAATTAAAAAATAAACCTTATCCAACTCAACAATTCACCCCATTGACACCTGAAAGAAAACAGCAAATATTGGAGGATATGCAGCACGAACAGGCGGTTCAGGCGGCAAGAACGGGAAGGGAGATTATGTCAAAGGTTCAAAAAACGGGGGAAGCAGTCTTGAAACAAATAGAAAAAACATTTCCTTCTATAACCACAAAAGGTGCAACAGGAAAACCATTAGTGGAAACAATTTCAGGAGAAACTTCTTCTGAAAATTTAATAACTAATCTTTCACAATCGCCATTTGCTCAAGATGTTCAGAATTTAACAACTCCTCCACAAACAACAACGCAAACAATTTCTAATGTTCCGCAGGGAGCAGATGTTGAGATTTTTAGAGATCCATTAGGAGGTTCAACTCCATTTTTTGGTTATGTTATCAAGACAGGAGATACATTAACAAAAATCGCAAGGGATTTCGGGGTTTCCGTTGAGGACATTTTAAGACTTAATAAAGACAAAACAGATGCTATAAAGAATGTCACAGGAAGACCATTGGGAGACATTATTATTGCTGGAAAAGAAATAAGAATACCTGTAGTTCAAAAAGATATCAAACAGCCACCATTATTAGGACAAAAAGTTTCTTCAACAGACGAGATAAACCAAAAAGCAAAAGAAAGTTTGCAAACTCCACAGACAACCATAGACGAGAACAAACTAAATCAACTTATTTTAGAAAAGACAGGGATAGATATTTCAAAGATTGATACTGCTATTAACAAATTGAACCAATTGAACGATCCTAACTTTTATGCTAATCAATACAATCAATTACTTGAAAAGACTGGAATTTCAAAAGATATACAAGCGTTAGCAGACATAAGAAGTATTATGGAAAGGACAAAGCAAGATGTTTTAGAAGAAGCAGCAAAAGTCGGAGGGTTGGTGACAGAAAGCCAAATTGCTGAAGTTGTTAATTTTAGACACGGGATACTAAAAGCACAATATCAAGCACTCGCTGATGCTATTGAAGCAAAAGAACGAATGGTTGACAACATAATGAAATATACCGCTATGGATAGAAAAACCATTGCTGATTTATTAGAAAGTCAATTAAATCTTGAAAAATGGAAAGCAGAATTGGCGATGAACGCTGTTAAATGGGATTTTAATGCTCAAAAAGAATTAAGACATACAAATCTTAAAAAACTTGAGAATTATGCCGATGCTGGGGAATTACATACTGCTTCGGCAGATTATCTTTACAACTTTGTCAATCCAGAAAGTCCAATGTATGCTGGAATTGATGCTAATGAGTTGAAGTTTTACATTAGAATGTCGCAAGAAAAAGCAAGGCAAAGAGAATTAGACGCAACAAGAACAAAACAATTGATACAGAATACATTAGAAGAAATGCAGACAAGAAGGGCAAAAGAAGCAAGGGCTTTGGCTAAAGAAGAAAGGGAAAAGGAATTACATCCATTAGGAAAGAGAAAATTAGAAAAATTGACCGAAGAAGGTGATGATACATTAAATCCTGAAAACTTCTAATCAATGGAACAGGAACAACAAAAATCACTCTTCCAAAATGTTTTAGAAAAAGCAAGTTATATAGGGAACTTTGCTAAAAACATCGCTACATCCGCTATGAAAGGATTAACAAGAGAAAGCGGGGCTTTAACATTGTGGCTAAAAAACAAAATTACTGGAGGGAAAGAGGAATTTATGCCACAAGATAGCGTGTCAAAATTTATGTTTGGTGAAGAACCATTAAAAGAAAAAAATCCTATACAAGTTGCCAAAGATGCCGTTAATTTTGTTGGTGATATTACTTGGAGACCATTTGCAAGAGGGGTAGGTAAAATTGGTTTGGCAGGATTAGAAAAAATAACTGGAGAAAAATTAAAAGAGCCATTGAAAGTTGGAGAAGCACCATTGCCAAGATTATATAAGTTTATTTTTGGTGAAGAACCTCTATCTCCATTAGAAATGGAATGGGCGAGATATAAAGAATGGGGCAGAAAGGTTGCTGGCGAACAATGGGGAGATAAAATTGGAAGTTTAGCATTTTTGGGATTTTTGGGATTGGATTTATGGATACCAACTGGTAGTGGAGCGGGAAAAGTTTTTTTAAGAAAAGAAGTTTTACAGGATATAGCAAAATCAACAGATAAAAACTTCATAAAAGACACGCTTTTAAAAGAATTGCCAGAACTTCACCATTCAAAAATCATTGACAAGGTTGATGATATTGCTGAAAAACTTGTGGGAGTAAATAAACTTTCTGATACCAGAAAAGTTTTACAAAGAGAATTTGATAACATTGCCAAAGAAATGGGAGTTGATTTAGTGAAAATGAGAAAGGAAATGAAGGAAACTGACTTTAAGAAAACTATTCCTGAAGCAGTAGAAAAACAAGCAATTCCTAAAGAACTTGAACCATTAGCAGAGGAAGCAAGGAAGTATAAGAATGCGGAGGAGTTTGTGAAGGCGATTCAAAAAAGAGTTTTGATTAATCCAGAATTACCAATTGAACCAATTCCAATAAGAAAAATTTATCCAAAACACATTGAAATAGCTCGTAAAATTAGACCAAGCGTTGGCGGAATAAATGAACCAATTATCTTAACTCCAAATCCAGATGGAACTTTTAATGTGGGAGATGGTTTTCATAGATTGAGTGAAGCATTAAGAAAAGGGCAAAAAACTATTTTTGCCCAAGTGGATGATTTTGATATCGAAAGAGGATTGAAACCCCCTCGTAAAGGTATTACTCTTGCTGACCTCTACAACCAAGCTACCAAAGGGGTAAAAGAAGTTAAACCAGAAGCAGAAAAAATTGCCAAAACCGCAACAGAAGGAGTAAAAGAACCTCCTATTCCTCCAAGACCACCCAAAAATCCTCCATTAGATAATTTACCATTTAGACCAGAATTTAACCCAAAAGGGGGAGAATTTAGAGTAAGAGGATACTTTAAAAACTTATGGGAAAACAAACCAGACTTCCAGCAAAGAGTTGCCGATCAATTAGACGCACTTTCTATTTACTACAAACCTATCAAAAACAAAGAAATCATTGAAAGAGCAGTTGCGGAAATGATGCAATATGAAACATTAGAAGAAGCATATAAAAGTATAGGTTTTAAATTACAAAAATATCTTCCAAGAGACCCAGGAAGATTGACTACAGAAATTGTTAAGAATGTTTTATTGTCAGAAGCATACTGGGAAGCAGGAATGAAAGTGAGAGCAATGAAGATTATGGACAACATTATTAATCTTTATGGAGAAATAGGACAAGCATTACAATCAGCAAAATTTACTCCAAAATTATCATCTGCGTTTTTATCTGCTTGGGCACCTAAAAAATTTACTCATATCTTAAAAGAAATGGCTGAAAAAAAGGGAAAAACTTTATCTGACGAGTTTTTGAATGATATAGGGCAAAAAATAAGAAAAATCTATACAGATATAGAAGTTCCCGCAGAGAAAGAAAAAGTATTAATGGAATTAATCAACAAAGAAATTACTCCACAATTACCATTAACTTTCTTGGAAAAACTCAATCTTTGGAGATATGGAAATATGTTATCTGGACCAGTAACGCACTTAAGAAATATGTGGGGAAATGTTGTTCAATTGGTTAGTAAGAATTTTTTTGTTTTACCAGCAGAAATAGTCGTGGAATACGCAAGACATCCGCATAATCCTGCTTTAAGATTTTCTGATTTACCAAAGATTTGGAAACATACATTAGGTTCTATGGGCTTGGCTTACGAAACAGCAGTTAAAGCATTTTCAAGTGGGGAAGTTTCTACGAGAATGTTTGATTTTTTGAAAGGTGATGAAGATGCTTTTGAAGCAATGATTAATTTTTCACGATACAATAACAATCTCCCGCTTCTGTTAAAACCTGCCTCTGGAATTTCAAGATTTATGGAAGCAACAGATAAATTTTTCTCTACTTTAGTGGCAGAAGGGGAAAAATACAGATTAATAGAGCAAGCAAAGAAAGCAGGACAAAAAATTACGAAATCACTTGAAAGGCAGATAACGGAGCAAGCACAAGAGGTTGCCGAAGAATACTTCTTTAGAAGGAATTTAGGAGTGGGGAGAGAAAAATTAAATTATTTTGCTCAAACATTAGATTATGTCGGAGAGCGAATATTACGAATAAGAAATGAGGCATTGGAAAGCAAAAATCCTGCTCTCAAAACATTTGGTTTAGGCTTGAGTATGCTTGTTCCATTTATCAGAACTCCAGCAAATATAGGTATAACAATGATGGAACATTCTCCATTAGGATTTTTCAGACCGAGAGATAGTTATACATCAGAAAAACTTGCTCAAGCAATTGTGGGAAGTATTTTTACTGGCGTGGGTGCTTGGTATGCTATCAATGATAGAACTACTTGGATTGCTCCAAAAGACCAAAAAGAAAGGGCTATTTTTTATGAAAATAGAAAACCATTTTCTATTAACATTCATGGTGTTGATGTTCCTCTGCTTTATTTTGGACCATATGGGGTAGCATTAGCAGTTCCCGCAGCATTAAAATGGGCATTAACAGAAAGAAAACCAGATATATCTTCTGGATTAAGTGAGGCATTAGCAGCAACAGCATTAGAAACATTAAGATTTACAATGTCACAAACATCTCTTGAAGGATTAACAAGGCTTGGAAAGGTTTTAAGCGGAGATGAGGATTGGAAACAATGGAGTTTTGCTGGGGGACATTTAGGACAATATATACCATTAGAAGGTTTTTTAAGGACAATCGCAAAATTAACTGACCCAGTTTATAGAAAAGTTGGAGTAGATTTCTTGGGCTCTGTCAAGGCAGATTTACCATATTTTAGGCAAACATTAGAAGCATATGAAAACATTGGGGGCGAAAGTGATTTTTCTCGTTGGCAAGTAGTTGTTCCGTATGGAACTGGAAAAGAAAGTATGCCATTCTCTCTTGCTTTAAAGGAATTACAAATTGACAGAAGGAGAAGGGAGGCTTGGAATTTATACCAAAAAGATAGAATTAAACTTGAAGACATTAATGATTGGGTTGAAAGAGCAAAGTTTGGTTTTAAATCTGATAGAAAACTAACAGAAAGAGATATTGAGGAAGGAATGAAAGTTTTTGAGGCTTTAAAAACCCATCAATTTAAAAATAGAGGGGCTTTAAACGGGGCTTTATATTTTGCCACGATATTTTTGGAGCAATTAAAGAAAGAGGACAGAATAGAAGAATTTAAGCAAGCAGTAGAAGGATTACCAAAAGAATATGTGAAAGAAATTAAGAAATTAAGAAAAGAAAGAAAAGAATTGGAGCAATCAGATTTACCAGCTCCTTTACCATTAGATTTATCAGGCAAGAGCAAGGAGGAAAAAGCAGAAATTTTGCACAAATTCTTTAAGGATATTAAAGGTAAAGTATCCGAAGAAGAATGGTATAAGGTTCAAAGAATTTTAAAGGAGAAAAAAGTTTTAACAAAAGATGTTGTAAAAATAATTAGAGAACTTATTGCTAAAGAAAAAGGATTGTCGCAATTAGAACCAGTAGGAGTTCAGCAATGAAATACATTTTTTTGACATATGACGGTATAGGACTTCCAGTTGCTTATAAACTTCTTTTAGAAGGCAATGATGTTATAGTAGGACAGGCAAAAAAATTGGAACATATGCCAAAAGAAGAAGAGGAATTATCAAAAAGAAGGCTGTCTTTATATGATGGAATGATTGAAAAGATGGACGCTGATGAACTTATAGAAAAAATGAAAAAAGAAAATCCAGAAGACTGGTTTGTTATTTGCGATTTTAATTATGTTTATCCTTATTCAGAAAAACTCAAAAAAATGGGTTTTAGAGGGTTATTGCCAACAAGAGAAGATTTTGAGTTTGAGGAAGACAGGAACAAGGCGAAAGAATATGTTTTTAGAAAATATGAGATTTTTTCGCAACAAGACATTCAAGAGTTTGATAGTACTAAAGAAGCCTTGGAATTTTTAAAAGAAAGTGAAAAGATTTATGGGATAAAAGGCTTTAATCCCGATGCTCCAACATACTTTCCGATGTCAAATGACAAGCAGGTTGCCTATGAGGAATTAGAGGATATAATGATGGAAAATCAAAAACATTATGAAAGTGAAGGATTTATTTTAGAGGAAAAAATTGAAGATATGATTGAGTGTATCCCTGAATTGATTGCCTTTGACGGGGAAATTGTGGGAATAAATGTCAATTTGGAGAACAAGCCAATAGGAGCAGGAAACATCGGCTTTCAAACAGGTGATGCCGCAAGTTTTATCTTTTGGGTTGGTAAAGATGAGCCTGCTTTCCAAAAGCTCTATGATTTATTTTTTAAACCATCAATAGACAAATGGGTAAGGGAAAATGAAATGATGGTATGGGACGCAGGAGTTATGTATTCTCCAAGCAGAGATGCATTTTATTTTATGGAATTCTGCAGTGCCCGTGAAGGTTATTCTGCTTTGTTTGACAAACTTTCAACATTTAATAGTGTATCGGAATACTACGAGAGAATTATGAATAAACAATATCTTTTTGACAAAGATGTCAAACCATTCGGAAATTCTATCAGGATTTTTAATGAGATAAGGGATAATCATTTCAAGCATTTATATATGAAAGATGCTCGTATCATAACTGACGAAAAAAATTATAATGTGTGGGTAAGAGATGCCCATAACAAAAATGGCAAACTTTATACTACTGGCTATGACCACGATTTGGCAGTAATAACTTATGCGGGTAATAATTGGAAAGAGAATTTTTATATCATTGATAATATGCTTTCTGATGGCAAGACATTTGTTTTCCCTGGTATGATTTACAGGAAAGCTTTTGATTTGGTAAGAGATGATTATCCACAGAACTTTGAGAAGAGAATAAGATTTGTTTATAATTTTCTTGGAAGGGAAATGCCAAAGGAATGGCAAAGAGAAGAGGCAACGATTAAAGAACAAGCATTTGTTAGAAAAGAGCAAGAGGAAGAAAACAGACAAACGAAACAATTGTTAGACAATTTATTAAAACAAATTGATGAACTTTAAAAAATGCCTGACATAAACAAAGAATACATCAAAACATTGTCAAAGATAGTCGAGAAAATAAAGAGACTACAAGAGCAAGTGATAGATGTTTCTGATATTGAAAAAAATCTTTCTTTTAGGAAGATTGCTAATTCTTTAGAAGATTTAAGAAAAACAACTGAAGACTTGAAAAAAATAACCGAAGGGGAATTAAAAACGAAAACCTTCAACATTGAGGTTTCCTTGAAAAATTTAGAAAAGAAAATGGTTGATGTTATTGATGGCATAAAAAAAGAAATTGTAGAAATAAAATTCATTGAGGGAAAGGATAAAGAATTAGGCAATAAAATACAAAAAACTTCTTCGGAGATTATCAAAGAAATTAAGGAGGAATTAAACAATTTGAAAGAAGAATTAAAAAAATATGAGGATGAACTCAGATTTACAAAGGAAGGATTATTAAAAAGTTCAGGAATTATTGGTCCATCCGCTTCTGGAATTGAAGTTTTATTGGATAACCTAAAAAAAGGGGTTTATTCAAAATTGAACTTTATTGAAGGAACTAATATAACTTTTGATTTTTCTGAAAACAAACAAGAAGGCAAAATAAATCTTACCATCAATTCCACTGGAGGCGGTGGAGGTGGTGGAGCTACAACATTTTTACAACTTACCGATACGCCATCTTCTTATAATACTCACGGATTAAAATTGGTTCAAGTAAATTCTTCAGAAAATGCTTTACAATTTGCTTCAATTTCTTCCTTATTAACTGCTGGCAGTGGAATATCTTTATCAGGGACTACTAATGTAACCATTGCTAATACAGGAGTTCTTTCTTTAAATACTTCCACTGGAGATCTAACACTTCAAGGGACAGCTAACCAAATAAATGTTTCTACCTCTGGAACCACAATAACTTTAGCAACTCCACAAGATATTCACACTGGAGCTTCACCAACATTTACAGGTCTTACTCTCTCATCTTTAACTGCTGGTTCGGTCATTTTTGCTGGTTCAGGCGGCATCATTTCTCAAGATAATGCTAATTTCTTCTGGGACAATACCAATAAGAGACTTGGTATTGGCACAACAGCACCGACGAATCCTTTAGATATTCATATCAATTCCAACCTTGCGCAGAACGACTTAATCAGGCTGACACAAGAAGGTGCCTTTGCTTCTGCTCCTGTGGGTATAAGTTTTTTTAATTCTGCTGGAAATGTGCAAATGGCGAGTATAGAGGCTATTCCGGGTGCTTCCTATACGGCTTCTCAATTACGATTTTTTGTTGCTAATAGTTCAAAAGTAAGAACTCAAAGAATGGTTATTGATGTTAATGGTAACCTTGGTGTCGGAACCCCTAGTCCGGGAACATTGCTTACTCTTAGAAAATCATCGGCTGGTAATGTTTTTGCCATTAGAAATACAGCTGATACAGCTGATACTTTCACTATTACTGATGCTGGAATAATTACTTTGGGAACTTGGCAAGGAACAGCCATAGGGGTATCTTTTGGTGGCACTGGAGCTACGACTGCTTCTGGAGCAAGAACCAATTTAGGAGCAGCAGCAAGTGGTATAAATACTGATATTACTGCTTTACAGGGATTAAATCAGCAAAATGCTATTCAAATTAATCCTTATGGAACTGGTGCTGGGAATACTGGAGAAATTAGATTGTTAGAATTAGTCGCTAATGGAACTAATTATGTTGGCTTTAAAGCACCAGACAATATAGCAAGCAATGTTATTTGGACTTTACCAGATTCAGATGGAACTAATGGGCAAGTTTTAACAACTAATGGGTCTGGTGTTTTAAGTTGGACAACTCCTTCTGGTGGTGGAGGGGGAGGAGGTTATGCTACCATACAGGAAGAAGGAACTTCTTTAACGCAAAGAACGACAATGAACTTTATCGGTTCAGGGCTCACGGCACAAGATGATGCTGCAAATTCAAGAACAAATATAACTTGGGATAGATTTCTTGCTGAAAGAAAAGCACCATTTTATTATACTGACTTTCTTGGAATAGCTGGGTCAGCAACTGTTGAGGCTGCTTATCCATTTGATTATGGAGCAGTTAGTTCTGGAACAATAGCAAAAATTCCAGGAGAGGCAAATCACCCAGGTATTTTAAGAATTTCTTCATCTACTACAGCAAATAGCGGTGGCAATTATTTAACTGATACTACTGCTTTTTTAATTAGCGGTGGAGAAGTTTTTGAGATTATTTTTCAACCAAGAGTATCAGGAAATACTAATACAACTATTCGTATGGGGTTTTTAGATGCGACAGCTGCTGGAGATGCTACTGATGGTGTTTATTTTGAATTACCCGCTAATTCTTTGGATATTGTAGGGAAAACTGCAAATAACGCTGTAAGAACAACTTCAGCAGCTATTGCAACATTGACAGTAAATACTTGGTATAGGTGTAGGATTGAGATAAATAGCAATGCTACACAAGCAAATTTTTATGTTTATAATGATAGTGGAACATTGTTAGGTTCTACAAGTATCACTACCAATATACCAACAACAACTGGTAGAGAAACTGGAGCTGGCTTGGTGGCTACTAATTCTGGAACAACCGCAACATTATTAGCTTATTTTGACTTTATGGCGATAGGATATAATGGTAGAGAATTAACAAGATAAAAACCCAACAATACATTATATAATTGAATTAAAGGTCGATGAATTAAAGAAAAATAAGTTAAAAAAAAATGAACAAATTGTCTAAAGAAGAAATACAACTCCTTATTCAGATTGTAGAAAGTGTCAATTTACCTGTCAAACAGACAGAAGAAATTATATTGCCTTTATTACAAAAATTAAAGGCGATGTTAAGTGAAAATAATTCAAAATAGTGATATAATTAAAACAATGTGGAGGTTTTCAAGTCGTCTCAACGAAACGTTATTACTTACAGACTACGGGTATAACGAAGAACTATCTAAAAGATTTGGTATCCCGTTTCACAATGGTATTGATATCTCGGTTGGTTTAAATGACCCTATTTATAGTTTTGTTTATGATACCGCCAAAGTCTCAAAAGTCAATCCTGTTGTTAAAGACGAAGGAACTGTGGTTTTGATTGATGTTAATAACTATGAATATGTCTTTGCTCATCTTGACAATGTTCAGGTTAAAGAAAGTGATTTAATAAAATTCGGTGATTATCTTGGTAATCAAGACAGCAAAGGACAATCAGTTCAGGAACAATTAAAACCATACTGGCAACATTTACATTTTGCTGTCAGGAAGATATCCACAGAAGGACAATACTCAACATTATGGAATTATGGCGACAAATACGTTAATATGGATAACAAACTTGAGGGATTTATTGACCCTAATGAAACTTGCTTACAGGTTGTTTATCGTGTGGCAGAGGCAATCTGTCAAATAGAAAGCGGGTGGAATAGATGGACTAACCAATGGAATCCTTTAGCAAAAACTCTAAAAGAAAACAATAATCCAAGTGGTTTAAGATACTCAATTTTCCAAAAAGGAACTAAAAATGGGTTTGCTGTTTTTGATACTCCATTAAATGGTTTTTCTGCTCTTGTCTATGATTTGATACAAAAAGCAAGTGGAAATACAAGAACAAAACTTAATGGAAAATCAACAATCAGGGATTTTACAAGTGTTTGGGCTCCTTCTAATGATGGGAATAATCCATTTAAATATGCGGAAAGTATTGTTAGAATTTGCGGTTTCAGAAGTTTAGATGATAGATTAGAAGATTGGTTATTGACCGAACTTGACTATGTGAGGAAATACTCTAACTATGCTAAAACTGCACCAGAAAAAACTTTTTCCACTAATTGGATTGGTATGCTTTTTAATTATTTG